CAGGAAGTGGGTACGCTAGGCATCGATGCAACCGGGGGTTTAATCACAACCAGTCAGGGTATATGATTAACGCGCTGTTCTACTTAGGTGTGGGTTGGTCTTTTTGGTCGTCAATGAGGGCGATCTGATCGATGTCCATTTTTGCATTGGGAAACACCGCTACTTCGCCGTCATACGCGAAGCCGATTCCAATGGCACAATCATGACCCTGCGCCATGAGCTTTGCCACCTCAGCCGGATACATGTGCAAATCTTGCATGAGGATACCATCTATTTTGGCTGGTCGCGGAGATTTCAGCCGAACGCAAATGACATGTGGGGTTCCTGCGTCAACCTCGGCGTCGAGTAATGCATGACGCCGAGCGGATGGGAAATCAGCAGCAAAATACGCAACTCGTTTGGGATGGAAGGTAAGATCATTGCGCGCCGTGCCGTGATACAGCGGCTCGGTCAACCAATTTGGCAGTAAATTTTCAACTATCCTGATAATATCCCGCATTTTCATGTGTGTATTTAGTTCGATTCGGCCCTAACCCACACCCAAGTAGAACAGCGCGTTAATCATATACCCTGACTGGTTGTGATTAAACCCCCGGTTGCATCGATGCCTAGCGTACCCACTTCCTGCACTCGGCAGTCCAACCTGTGCTAACCGGATAGGCACACACCCTAAATATCGGTGACAGGTTAGGGGAATAGCACGTGACCGATATGGCCGCTGTGGCGAAAGAGATATTTCAGGTTCTACAACGGTTCAATTACACCGTCTCGCTGTATGACGACGATCTCAATGCCGTGGCTGAACCGGCCGAGGCGCGTAAGTTTTTCGCCGGGGTGCAGGACCCCAAATCCAGGCATCCGAAGCCGCATCTATTGGTGTCCTTGAAGGACGACGATGATGATTCGAGTATTCAGTTGTTGTTCGGCAAGTCGGTGCACGCCAACGCGATCAATGGATTGATGCAAACTGCGCGGGTCACCGCCACTAAATACAACATGACGTTCGATCCACAGCAGTATTTCAAAGAGATCAATCCGAAAGATACCGGCTTGGTCGCAGAGTCCAAGACACGAGGGTATGATATGCAGGTTTGCGAAGGGATGTACGGCACATCGAAGTCCAGTTACCTGAAGTTCGAGAACGCCAAGATGATCGTGCGGCACAAGACGCGGATCGACGATTCGCGCATTGGCGCGCGCGGCCGGTATGTCGAGGCGATCTTCGTGGAAAATGCCAGTGGCGAACGCCTGAAATTCCCCACCAATGATCTGTCCGCTGCGCGGGCGATGACCCAGCATGTCAGTTCGGGAGGCGATTTCCGCGACAGCCTGGGCGAGCAAATCGTCACGCTGGCTGAGGAATATGGGCGGCTGGGGACCTGTAGCCGGTATGTCCAGGCCAACGGGGCGACCTTGCAAGAGGGCGCCATGGCGGTGCGGGAAGCCTGCCGAACCAAGATGCTGGAACTACGCAAAACCTTCCAGCGCCTCTATCGGCCGACCAGCTATGCCCAAGAGGCGGCCGAGATGATGGATCGCGCTCACGTGCTGACGGAAACCGGCACGGCAATCGACGAAGGGCGGATCGATGAATTGCGGCGGCTGTTAAATGACGCTGATTTGCCGGACGCTGTCTATGAAACTGCTGCGCGTGCGGTGTTGGCTGGACAGCCGGTCGCGCCGGTCACCGAACGCATGATCGGCCGCGCTGGGGACCAGTCGCACTTGGCGGAAAACAATCCAATCATTCGCTCGCACATGGACTGGCTCGACCAGTTCGATCCGGATCGTCTCGTCGAATTTACCATGGGCAGTACCGACACCAGTTACGAAGACAACTATGATGCAGCGACCCAGGCAGTGATCGAGGATTTCGACGCCTCCGCCTTCGTCCATTCACCGGCGATGCAGGACGTACTGGACGGGCGTGATCCGGATGACGCCGAAGAAAACATCCTTGACGAGGAAGAAATCGTGGACGCTTTGCAGGACTATCTGCGAACCGTGTCGGATGTGAACGATCTCGGCGGCGATCTGCTCGGCGTGGCCGAACAATTGCTTGATCCGGCCTGTGAGGCGTTGCGGGATATGGGCTATGAGATCGAACCGCGCGAGGACGATCCGCTGGATGAACCGAGCGAGGACGATCCGCTGTTCGCCGAACCGGCGCTCGATGACACGGAGCTTACCGATGATATCGAGACGCCGATGGTCGAGGATGATGGCGAATTGACCCGCGAGGATATCCTGCTGCCGCCGAGTTCGCCGCAGAAATCCAAAAGCTTGTTCCAGCAGGTGGGCAAAAGTGCCAGACGCACCGCCAATGGCTATGAGCCGGTCGAGCCGGATGACATCGCCAAATCATTAAGCGCGGGTGCACGCGGAATTCTGTGAACCAACGGTGTTACGAACTGCGCTACCTTGTCGGCGAGACACCATGGACCGAAGTCTGGCACGCCTCGGGGGACGCGTCGCCCAGTGAATCCGCTCGGCACACCGAACGGCAATGGCGCCGGGTCCTGCGCACCCGTCCCGAGGCGGTGTTTGTCGGCCTGATCTGTTCCATGGCGGCGTTGTAGAGCGTCTAACAGACGGTCGCCTCGGGTCTTCAGCTTCCGTGGCTCGGTTTCGTTACATGAAAAAACTTCGCTTGCGGCAGTATTTTCAGGTTGCAAGCCGATCGTCGAAGCATAAATAGAGATATCAGCAGTCGATTAGGTTGCTGATGGCAAAGTCCCTTTACAAATTCATTGGCAAACATTTTAGGCAAACAATATGATTGATCCACGACTAGAGCGCATGCGCGCCGCGATGCGCGAAGATGCTGAAAAAAAGGCCAACAATGGCCGTTCTGTTAGCAGTGGTGGCGATAATGCCGCCTACCAGTTTTACAATATTCCCGAAGGCCAGACGGCGACTTTTCGCTTTCTTCCGGACAAGGACGATTCGAACGTGTTCTTCTGGGCGACCAGGGAGACGATCCGGCTGCCATTTACCAGCGTGGTCGGCGGCAACTTTCCCACCGATATGCCGGTGCAAGTAACAGTGCCGTGCATGACGATGTTTGGCGAAATCTGCCCGATTTCCGTTATTACGCGACCGTGGTGGAAGGACAAGGCGAAAGAGGCGTTGGCGCGGACCTATTACAAGAAGCGCTCCTATATCACCCAGGGCTTCGTTGTTTCATCGCCGTTTCAGGAAACCTCGGTGCCGGAGAACCCGATTCGGCGGGCGCTCATCGGTCCATCCTTGCTGGCGAAGCTGAAAGCTGGACTGACGGATGCGGAGATGGAGCATTCCCCTACGGACTATCTAAATGGGTGCGATTTCCGCATTCGCAAAACCAAGAAGGGTGAGCATAACAACTATGATACCTCCGAATGGTCGCGCCGGACGCGCGGCCTGACCGAGGCCGAGCGGCTGGCGATCGAACAATATGGTTTGTTCGATTTGAAACAGTTTCTCGGGACCAAACCGGATGCGGCGGGGGTTGAACTGATTAAGGCGATGTTCCAGGCCTCGTTGGCGCAACGCCCCTTCGATGTGGATTTGTTTGGCGAGACCTACCGCCCCTATTCGGCGACCAATTATGGCGATGATGACGTGGTGGCCAAACCGGCTGAGCGCATCGAGACCCGTACCGAGACCCGCCATCACGACGTGGCTTCGGTGGCGGACGAGCCGAACGAGACGGTGGCGACGGACGTGGCGGATATCACCAGTCGCACCGACAATCCGGCCGACCTGTTGACCAAGCTGCGGGCACGCACTGCGAACCGAGGCTGAGTTTGAATTGACATCAAAAACACCGTGGAGCCGACAACTCCACGGTGTTTTCTTTTGGGAGACCGTCATGGTCGCTGCATTTGATTTTACCAAAATCCGCAAAGATCGCAATAAACGCTTGAATATGCGGGCGGGTTTCGATGATCCCATCACATGGCTGGATACCGGCAACTACGCTCTGAATAAGATGATCTCGGGACAGTTCAAGTTGGGTGTGCCGCTCGGGGCCGTCACCGTGTTCGCAGGCGAATTCGGCTGTCTGCCTGCGAAGGCACTTGTCCGTATTCGGATCGAAATGGAATTTGAAACCAGAACAGTAACAGTCGGTGAATTTCGCGATCTATGGCACCGTGATGATTTGGACATCGAGATCGACACTCCAGACGGATTTCAGAGGATTACTGCTTGGTTCGATAAGGGGCCTTATTCGATTTTACGTATTGAGGCGACGAATGGCTTGGCAACACGGTGCGCAAGCTGTCACCTATTGCAGCGATCCAATGGTACATGGGCACTGGCGTCCGAACTTACTGTTGGTGATGAAATTCTCACCGAAAATGGTCTCAGCCGTGTATCCTGCATGAGCGAAACAGGCGTTGAGGAGTGTTTTGATTTTGAAGTCGATCATCCCAATCATCGCTATTGGGGGGATGGGTTCTCTAGCCACAATAGCGGAAAATCCTATATCGTTTCCGGGAACATCGTCCGCGACGCGTTGGCGCAAGGCTGTCATGTCATTTTGCTCGATTCCGAGGACGCGCTGAAAGCCACCTGGATGCGCAATCTCGGCGTTGATCCGGACCATCCGAGGCTTACCAAGGAGATCGCCTCCACGGTCAATCACATTGCCCAATGTGTCCGCGATTATACCGAAAGCTATGTCAAGCTGTTTCAGGACACCCCGCGCGAAGAGCAGCCGAAGCTATTATTCGTGGTGGACTCGCTCGGCATGGTCGAGACCGACAATGATATTGAGCAGTTCGAACGTGGCGAGATGAAAGGCGACAAGGGGTTAAAGCCCAAGATGCTCAAAATGCTGGTGGCGAACTGTATCCGACTGTTCGCGGGCTTCCAAATCGGCTTAGTGGCGACGAACCATACCTATAAGAGCCAAGACATGTATGACCGGGATGACGTGATCAGCGGCGGCTCCGGGTTTTTGTTTGCCGCTTCGATTATCGTCAGCATGAACAAATTGAAGTTGCGCGAGGATGAGGCCGGTAACAAGATTTCAACGGTCGCCGGGATTCGGGCGAAGATCAAATGTGTGAAAACCCGTTATGCCAAGCCGTTTGAATCCGTCGAAGTGTTGATCCCCTATTCAAAAGGCATGGATCGGTTTTCCGGTTTGTTTGACCTGTTCGAAAAAACGGTGTTCACCAAGGAGGGTAATCGTTACAAATACATCAGCAATGACGGGGCCGAACATAAGCTGTTCCGAAAACACATGACGCCGGAATTCCTCAGCATGGTAATGGATGAATGGTCGGATGCCAAAGTGGCGCAGGCCGTCGTGGTGCCCGCAGAAGAGAGTATCGATGAAGACTAAACCGGGCCGGGGACATACATAGCCTCGGCCTGAGCGGGCGGTGCGTTCAGGCCTGAATTTAGGATGCATTATGACGAGTGAAGCACAACTGGTTTTAGCGGTATGGGAGGCGGCACGCGATCACGTGCCGCACAACAAACGTGCGGCGATTGCCGAAGATATTCTTTATGCTTTTGTCGATTTTGGCTTCGAAGCCGAAGAAATTTCGAGTATTGTCGATGAGGACCCTAGTTTAGCGGCGGCGTTCGGCCAAGTATTCCCCGATGAGGACGATGATGAACAGGAGGAATTGTGATCTCATGGTATCGGCGGATCATTCAGGCGCAGGATGGCGGCGATGATGTCATCCTGGATGCCTGCGAGGCGTTCGAGCAGCAATATGCCGAGGCGGTGGCCGAGATCGATCTGGCGGCGATGCGCGGCACCCGCGTCACCGAGTGGCAAAAGCGTTTGCCGGGGATCGTCGGCTACCGTTACGGGCAGTTGGAGGAGATCAATGACATAATCGGTTATCTGGAGATTCGTGATACCGAGGTGCGCGGATTACGCCGCCGTCACTATCTGGAGCATTACGAACGCACTCTGGCGATCACCACGGTGGAAAAATATGTGGACGCTGATGCGGCGGTCATCGCGCTAAGACTGCTGCGCAGCCATGTCTTGAATATCCGCAACAAGTTTACCGCCTTGTTCAAACAGCTTGAAATGCTCCATTATCAACTCATCAGTCTGGCCAAAAGTTTGGCCGCTGGGGTTGATGATGCGATCATGTAACCGCCTTCCGAAAGTGCTTGACAAAGCCGGTAAACACGCTACGATACGGCAAGGAG